AGCCATCAGGCTATGTAGTTCTAAAATAGGCCAAAGTGAGGCCTAAAACACAAGGTAAATAAAATGGGACAAGTATTTAGCGACAAGATCCTCAACGGCAACAAGATTTTACAGGTTGGTCAGGTTGAGATTATTGCAGACGCTTCAGGTGATAATGATGCCGTGCGTAAGTCACAGGTTGAGACAATCGCTGCGGAATCAGTTCAAAGCGGTCTAGTTAACACTAGCGGAAACGCATCTGAAACAACGACTTTTACAAGCCAGTACACTAAAGATGCCTTAGCAACTAAACAGCCAAATATGAGCATTGACCCTGCATCAACTTCATACCTTGAGATTGTTGACGGCTCAAAGATCAAACTCAAAGACTTGGGCATTACATCAACGTATCGTGACACTGTGCAAACAAGCCTATCTGGTTTCATTGCTGCGGCAACATTTAACGGTAATGGCACGATTACAGTTAACGGTGAAGTATTAGATAAGATGACATTCATCTTTCTAACCAACGCTGTGTTACCTCAAGACCGCACTTTTGTTTATCTTGGCACTAACAACGGTGATGCGACTGATTTCGTTGCGTTCGGTGTTAACTACAATGCTAGTGAAATCCGCAGCTTCTTTAACTCTGCTGGCACAGGTATTTTATTTGATACTAATACTGGTGTTTTCTCGCTAGACATTGGTACAACTGCAAGTGAACTAGGCGGGCAGACAATCCCACACGGTGCAACATTCACCACTATTAACCCAAGCAACAAGATTAATGATGCGCTAGTAAAGCTAGAGGCGTTAATTAACGCAGTTGACCAAAGCGGCGCAGATGGTACAGCAGCAGTAACAACACGACTAAACAACTTGTCGGGAGTTACCGGAAATACCTACGGGGATTTCGCTGGTAATACTTACGCTTCAAACCAGTCAAGCAAGCAGCTTTTCCAAGCTACAGAAACGCTAATTGAATCAGCAACAAGCGATCGCGCTGCTATTTATGCTCAGATGTCTGCTCGTGCAACAACTGTTGACGCAAACCTAGCTAGTGAAACGGCAAGCCGTACAAGTGCTGATAACACACTTCAATCTAACATTGATAGCGAGGCGGTAACTCGTGCAACTGCTGATGCTGGATTACAATCAAACATCACTAACGAGGCGATCACCCGATCAAGTGCTGACACCACACTGCAAAGTAACATTGACTCAGAAGAATCAGCGCGCATTGCTGCTGATAACAACCTTCAGTCAAATATCACAGCAGAAGCTACAGCGCGAACTGTTGCTGATGATGCATTGCAAGATCAAATCAATGCACTTGCTGACTCTAACATTGAGCTAGTTGGTACTGTTGATGCGTCTGGTGTGTTTAATGCAGTAGATGGTGCTAGTGATTCACGTAACGGTCAATCATTCGTTAGTATTGTCATGAAAGCGGGTGAAGAGGTTGTGTTTAGTGCGGCAGTTACTTTGCTTGCAACTGACTTTAAGCTTAACGATAAGTTAATGGTTAAGGTTGCCACCATCACAGCGGGTAATATGGCCTTATCTGATTTCGTTTACAAGAAAGGTGATGAGTCAGATTTAACACGCGCAAACCTTGGCTCAGATACAATTGATTTAGATAGCAACGATGATCTTCGCGTTACACCTGATTCAATTAGCCGTACGCAACTAGCAGCATCCGTTGAATCTGATATTGATGATAAGGTTTCACTAACTGCTAACGGGCAAACCATTAGCGGAAAAGCCCTATTAATTGAGCAATCTGATGACAACAAATCAGCGAGTTATGGTCTATACCTTAAAAAGACTCAGACGGGCTCTGATGCTTTAACAGGTACAGCCCGCGCACTACTTGTTGAGAATTGGATTGAATCAAATGGATCAGGTAATCCTGCACTTCCAAACTACGCCCACAACACTATCGCTAGTCACTATGATGGTAGCTGCGTTGATCTGTCTATTGTGCTGGCTGGTGCTTATTGTGAAGCTAACGCCAAGGCAAACACGGCTATTAACGCTATTGGTTCTTATAGTGTGGCTACTGATTCACAATTGGGAGTGAACATTGGTGCATTTGCTGCTGCTGAGAATGGTTCAACATCTAACATCTCTATGCTTGGTTATGCGTCCACCGATGGTGTAGGTGCTGACCGTGGTGTGGTTGGTGCGGTAACTAGCCAATCATTAGCTGTATACTCTGCCACTCGTGTTGCTGACCCGTTCCCATACAATGACATTGCTATTGTTGCTGATGCCAAGTACGCACCAGCAGGTAGCAAAGCGTTATACGCTTATGGTGACGTAGTATTTGAGGGTGGTTCAGTAACAGTACCAGGCGCATCTGCTGACACTGATGCAGTAAACCTTGGTAACTTAAAAGACCTATGCGAGATTCATGCATTTGATTTGAGTTCAGGCTCTAAAGTGATCACAACTTCACTAGACCTAAATAAGACTAAACCAGCATCATTCATGCACAGCGTGACAGGTGTTGAAATTGGCTTTAGCTATGATGATGCGAATAGTGAAATTACTATCACAGCAACGGGCAATAACGTTTCTTCGCTGACTAGTGTTAAGATGTTTATCGAGCAATTACCTTGCGCAGTTACTAACTCATAAACAACGACCACAATGGAGGGTGCATGGCTGGTCAAATGAAAGACTTCGTTAATCAATACTTAACGGATGCAGCGGTACTAAGTGTTTTACGGTCAAGCAATCAATACACGGTTAGATACGTGAAAGACGGGCAGCAATATGAAAAGACAGTTCCATTTATCCTGGGGCATGACAATCAAATTAACGCCATAGTCGCTGCAATCAAAGAATAAAACCAAATCCCTGTCTTAACCGATGGGGATTTTTTTAACCTTTTTACGGTATTTCAAAACCATTAAAATAAATGTTTGACCAATTAATTAATCAAGTGTAGATTAATAGCCAGAGGTAAACGGAATGCACAAGAAAACCCCGAAAAACCCTCTCGGTGCAGGGAGGAATAAAAACACATGGTCATCAACAAGAATAATGGTTCCAGATCCTTTAAAAGAGCGCGTTAAGTTCATGATAAAGGAATGGGAAAAAGAGCAACGAAGAAAATAAACTAACCGCAATGGAAGGCTGCGGAGAGTAAAAAATGACAGGTTTTGATTTATACGTTTATGGTGTGGTTATCTTTACGGTATTGGTAATCATTGGAAAGTTAATCACTCAACCTAAGCGACAAAAGACCGAGTTGGAACAAAAGATACACGATACTAGCTATGGATGGATGGTAACGTTTTTTAAAGCGCTAGGTCTGTTTATTGGTATATTCCTAGCGGTAATTATTACATTTGGATTGCTTTATAAGGTGGTAGTTTAAATGAAAACTCACACTAAGCAGGCTTTAGTATTTATAGTAACCATGATTGCAGTGTTTACGATTCCTCCATTGTTGGTAACGTATTTTTGATAGGTGAGGTGATGGATATAGAATCGTTTTTCAATAAAGATAACGATCTATCAAGCAAGGAAGCGCAAGAGCTTATAAGTTCACTAAAAGATCGTGAGTTTGTTCTTTACCAAGTAGCAATTAAAGATAAAGGTAAGGTTCATTGGATAGATAATATTTACGTGTTTGATGGTGATACATATTGGGATAGTGACATGTACTGCGTTCCTAGTTCATGTGTTTGCGGTGTTTTAGTTATTGAGTGAGGTTGTTGTGAGATTTGTATTTAATAATGCTGGTAATGTATCTAGCGCAAGCGCAGGTAATCATAACTTTACAATGAAGTATGAAAGAACTGGCGAAGTTAAGGTGTTTCTATTTGAAGGTAAAACACCTAGCCGTAGGTTGCTGCGTGAAATGGTTAAGCAATGTGAAAAGCTAAAGTAAAAACCAAAGCCTCCTTAAGTGGGGGCTTTTTCGTATCTGCTAAGGTGATATAATTAACTTATTAATTACGATGGAGAGTGGAAAGATGTCTGGCAAACTATGGGAGAGAAGATCGGTAGGGAAACCACCTAGTTTTAAGTCACCTGAAGAGATGTGGGATAGAGCTGTTGAATACTTTGAATGGTGTGAGATTAACTCAATAGAGGCTGATAAAGTTTTCTGCTTCCAAGGTGAAGTAATTCATGGTGGAGAGAAAAAAATGCGAGCCATGACTCAGCATGGACTGTGTTGCTTCCTGAATATCAGTGTTGCAACTTGGCATAACTACAAAGCTAAAGACGAATATTTGGAAGTCACGGGTCAGATTGAGGAAATAATGTATGAACAGAAGTTCTCAGGGGCTGCTGCTGGCGTTTTATCATCTAACATCATAGCTAGAGACCTCGGGCTAACAGATAAGCATGAAGTTACTTCTGTGGGTGGTGAGACGACTCCATGGTCAAGCATTGGTAAATCTGATGAGTAGAAGATTAGTGTGGAATCCACAGCCAGCCTTCCAGGATTTCTTTTACACTGAGCCAGATGACATCATCAAGCATAGAACTGTATTCAGAAAAGAGTATGAATACTATGTACCATTTGGCGGTCGTGGGAGTGGTAAAACCTATACCTTCGCTGATGCAGTAATTATTGAGGCAACGCTAAGAAAGGTTCGTATACTTGTTACGCGTGAGATTCAAGATTCTATTGATGAGTCAATTAAGCAAGAGTTGGAAAAGGCTATCATTAATCGCGGTTTGGAAGATTGCTTTAAGATAACCAACACTTACATCGAATGCACAGTTACAGGGTCTTACTTTTTATTTAAGGGTCTTAAAAATAACATTCGGTCTGTTAAGTCTATTTCTAACGTTGATGTGGTTTTGTGTGAAGAGGCTGAGGCAGTAACAAAACATAGTTGGGATGTTTTTCTGCCATCAATTCGACCTGATAGTGGTCGACCTATTGTTATTGTTATATTCAACCCTGCTAACGAGCTTGATGATACCTATCAAAGATTTATTGTTAACGAGCCGCCACAAACAGTTAAAAAGTTAATCAACTGGTCGGATAATATTCACTTCCCTCCATTCCTTGAAAAGCAACGTTTGCACGCTAAGAAGACAATGCCACTTAAGGATTACGAGCACATATGGGAAGGTAAGCCAATTGGCTCTAGTGGTGATGTAATCATTGACCTTGATTGGATTAAAGCGGCTCGGTTCGCATCAAGGGTTGATGGATTTAAAAAGACAGGTGAAAAGGTTGTATCGTATGACCCAGCAGGACAGGGTAGAGATAGCAACGCCAGCTTATACAAAGATGGCAATATTGTCTGTGATTATGATGAGTGGGTAAAATCAGCCGACTTACGTGAGGCAACTACCAGGGCGTTCAGTCATGCATTGAAATACAAGGCTGACCGATTTGTTTATGATGAATGTGGTGGTTTTGGTGATGGTGTTAGCGTGTTTGTGGATGACATCAAAAAAGAAACTAAGGCTTACATAGATGTATTTCCATTTAATGCTGGTGATAACCCTCTTAATGCTGACAAGATTATTGAAGGTACTGACAAGACAAACGGTGAAACATATTCCAACGCAAAAGCACAGGCGCATGGGGTTTCCGCTCAGTTGCTGTATAATACGTTTAGATTCGTGGTGCTTGGTGAGGAAGTTGATTCTGAATTAATGATTTCAATTGATATTGAAGATGATGATGTTTTTAACAAGCTAGCAAGAGAGTTGTCCACACCTTTATGGGTTCGCTCTGCCACTAACAGCAAGAAGAAAGTAGAATCTAAAAAGGACATGGAAAAACGAACGGGTATGCCTTCGCCTAATATGGGTGACGCATTTCATATGTTAAACGCCCCTCAAGAACACAAAGAGATCGACATTTATGAAGCTATTCGCAGGAAGAAAGCAGCGCAAGCAGCTAGAGGATAAGGTTTTAGAGTTAACTCAAGACCTATCCAAAGAGAAAGAAAAAAAAGACCGTTTGCGCAATATGCTATTTCAACGTAGTAAGCGTTTAGCGGTAAGTGAGACAAAGAAACTTAATGAGGGTATTGCTAAGACTTTTGAGCAGCCTAAAGTGTACGCGAAAGATGGTGCAGCAATGGATTCAACGCCAGCATGTACGCCGATGGATGATCGCGGTAGTTATGGCTTAATCAATGACCAGCAATTAGGTTATTTCTATAATCACGGATTCATGGGTTACACGGCATGTGCCACTATTGGTCAGCACTGGTTTGCATCTAAAGCGTGTACCATCAAAGGCAAGGTTGCGGTTGGTGCTGGTTATAAATTGTCAATCAACGGAGAGACTGACGAGAATGCCGAGGCGAAGATTAAGGAAATACGCAAGTGGGAACGTAGGCACAAGGTCAAAAGGAACCTTGTCCAGGCGGAGAAGTTTAAGGAAGTGTTTGGCGTTCGCCATATCCTTTTCCGTGTTGATGGTCATGATCCTGAGTTACCGCTTAATTTTGATAGCGTAAAGAAAGGACAATATCGTGGGTTTAGCCAGCCAGATCCGCAATGGGTTTATCCTATTTTAGAGGGTGAATCACTAACACAACCAGCAAGTATCGATTTCTATACGCCTGATTACTTCCTGATTGCTGGGCAACGTTACCATAAGTCATGGGTTGTAATGATTATCGGTGATGAAGTAGCAGACGTTATGAAGCCGTTTTACCGTTATGGCGGCATTAGCTTAACTCAGAAGTTATGGCAGCGTGTGTATAGTGCTGAGCGTTGTGCAGATGAGGCACCAGAGTTATTGGCAACCATGCGAATGATTGTTGAAAAGACAGATGTAGCAGCGGCAATTCTTGATGAAGAGTCATTCATTGAGGGGCAAGAGTTTAATGCCCGTATGCGTACAAACTTCTCAACACGCATTATTAACCGTGAAGATGATGTAACTCAAATCCAAACCACACTAGCAGGCGTTAGTGAGTTGACGATGGACCAGTATCAGATTGCATCAGCTATCGCAGAGGCACCGATCACAATCATGATGTCAGACACACCCAAGGGATTTGCAGCTACTGGCGAGAATGAGCTTAAACAGTTTTACGAAACATGCTCATGGGTTCAAGATGAATTATCAGAGATTCTAGATAAGCACTATGAACTATTAGAGCGCTCACTATTTGGCACTGCTGTCGGTATTGAGCATGAGTGGTGTGAACTAGGACAGATGACCGAGAAAGAGGCGGCAGAGATTCGTGAGATTGATTCACGCACTGCGCTTAATTACGTTACGGGTATGGTTGTGTCAGGTGAAGAGATTCGCGATAAGTTAAGCAACGATCCAGAATCGGGTTATAATCTAGCAACTAGGATTGAGGGTGATGCTGAAGAACGCGCGCTCGATGAATTAATTAAGGGTGTTGAAGATGAGTTATGAGTATGTAACCAACCAAGGTGTCATCCTTGCTAGAACAGATCAGGTCTTAGATAACTGGAACGACCAATTTAAGACGGTATTTGGCGATGATTTTGTAACTTACCCGTCAACTCCCGAGGGTGGGTTTATTGCCATGTTTGCAAATGCTGAGATGGCAGTCAACAGGGGTAATGCAGCCATAGCAACTCAGTTAAACCCTGATTACTCAGGTGGTAGTTTTCAGGATGCAATATGCGCATTGTTTGATACAAAAAGGACTCCATCTGTAAACTCAAAAGTAACAATCAAATGCACAGGCGTTGCTAATACTAACATCCCATCAGGTCGCACTGTTAGGGATGATAATGGTCACTATTGGTCACTTGATAATGATGCGCTTATTGATGCTAGCGGTGTTGTTTTTGCAGACTTTACCTGTTTAACGGTTGGTCCTATAGAGGCAGGGATAGGGACGATAACACAAATAGCTCAGGGTGTTTTAGGTTGGGAGACCGCAAACAATGAAGGTGCCGCTTCAATTGGTAAGCTAGAGCAGTCAGACCAGTCACTGGCTAGATTTAGAAAGCTTCAGCTAGGAAATCAAGGTCGAAGAACTGTTGTTGCCATCAAGGGGAATTTATCCAAAGTAGATGGTTTTGGCTCTATGTCTTTTAGAGAGAACAGAGATGAATCTCAGCAGGTCATTGATAATATCACCATGAAGCCTAAATCAATTTATGTCTGTGTTGATGGCGGAACAGATCTTGATGTTGCTGAGGCAATAAAAGAGGCTGCTAGTGATGGTGCTGGATTTAACGGATCTACATCTCAATCAGTAAAAGACCCGGTCAGTGGTCAGTCTGAAGTTATCCTATTTGACAGGCCGGCACCTGTAAATGTTGATATAACCATAGGTGTTAGGATTGGAAGCGCGAACATTACGACTCAGGCCATAAAGAAATCTGTTATTGATTACGCTAATGGATTGGTAGGTGATTCAGAAGGTTTCGTGGTTGGCGCTGATGTTTCACCCTTTGATATTTCAGCGGCGGTATCTGAGCGCAATCCCGGTTTATTTGTTGGTCTTTGCACGGTCGCAAAAAGCGGAGGGACTCAACAGCCAGTTGAAATAGAAATCAAGCTCAATGAGATTGCAAAAGTTACAGAGGGCAATATTAAGGTTAACTTCCTATGAGAATAAATAATCTTGATTTTACTTATAACGCACTAGATGGTGTCATGTGGCAGGACAATCAATCCGAA